TCAAACGTTACTGGAAATCTTTCTAGGAACGCCTCGTTCAATACATTAGTACCGATAAACTTACCGTCATCACTACCTTGCCCTTTAGTATTAGCAGTAGCGACTACGTTAAATCCTGGTTTTGGTTGTACAAACTTGTTAATCTTTTTAACAAAGACACCAGAACCTTCAAGGATTGGTTGTAAACACATAATCTTATTACTTGCTAAGTCAATCTCATCAAGTAAAAGAATAGCGCCTCTTTCCATAGCCTCAATAACTGGACCATTCTGCCATACAGTCTGACCGTCTTTAAGTCTATAACCACCTAACAAATCATCTTCATCTGTTTCAATAGTGATGTTAACTCTGATTAATTCTTTTTTCAACTCAGCACACGCCTGTGTCACTGACATTGTTTTACCATTACCTGAAAGACCTGTAATAAATAATGGATAAAACTGACCAGACTTAATAATATTTTTAACATCTGGATAGTTTCCAAAACTTACGAAACTTGAATCTTTCTGTGGTACGATATTACCAGTTAAAGATGAAACAACATAAGCCGCCTCTGTTTTAGTATCAGCAACTGACGTTTCCATTAACTGTTCGTTCTCGGTAAGTTTACCATCAAGTGGTAATTTGTAAGTACCTCTATCAACTTTGTACTTATCTGTTTTCAACCAAGAAGGATTTTTAATCTTCTTTTTTGATACTAGAGCGTTTATCTCACCTCTAGTTAAAGTGTCTTTTTTATAGTGTTTAAATAACACTGACACTTGTTCTTTTTGACTTACATTTAAGTCTATCATAGTGTTTACTCCTTTTTTCATAGTGTTTATATATTAATAATATCAGGATTTGTATAAAAGTCAACCCATAAAATTGGATTGATTTTACTAGTGTTTTTCACTATGCAACCTCCTGAATAAATTGATTTAACAATGTTCTACTAACGATTCGCCCTTTCATTGATTTTTTAAATACTTTAGCGATACCACCAGCTTTCATATTATCTTTAATACCTGATAAATCAGCATTCTCAACATTTAACTTTTTACCATTTAATAAGAAATACTTGTCATAACCCATTGTGTCAACAGAAGCAAATCTTTCCTTATTTAAATTTGATCTAATTTTTTCGGTTTGTTTATCTCTTTCCATCCAATTTTTATAATTTCTAGTGTATCTGTCCACTTCCCAACTTCTAACTTTTCTAGTCACATAAAAACCAATCGTAGATATATTATGTCTTTTTCTAATAATATCTAAAAGTAATCCTGTATAAATGTCACTTGAATAATAATCCATATCATTATTAGGTAATGTATATTGTTTTTTACCAACTTTAATAACTGGTTTACCACTATTCATTGGTGATTCATTTCCGTCATCACCAACTGTACAACTAAAAGACCAATTTGCACCACCATCTGTTAAAGTGATCAATGACATTTTTTCAATTTTATTTTTGTTTTTAAATATTGGTATCATTTTTTCAAACGCAACTAATGCTTGATTTAATGGAGTAGAACCTAGGAAATAATCTCTAGGCATATGAAATATATCACCCATATATGGTTTTACATCTGAATAACTTCTTATAGAATATCTATCATCATAAGCCAATGACATATGCCACAACCACATTAATGACTCATCTAATTCTGTTTTTTTAAGTTTATTGTTAGCAACGCAAACTAAATTAACTTGTTCAAACATTACATCACCAAATTTATAATCAAAAACTTTTTTTCCAGATTTTCTTTCACCTGATATATCTGTGTCTTCACCATACTCACTTGTAAAAAGATAAACTTCATATGGGATATTTACTTTTTGACAAAACCAAACTAAATTCATTAATTGCTCAACTGTTTGTTTTATTTGAGCACTCATTGAACCTGACCAATCTAACAACATCATCATACCGTGATTTTTAGCGTCTGGTAAAACAGTTAATCTTTTGAATATATCATCTGAATATTTGTAAGATGGTAATTTAAGAGGGTCAATAACACCAGTTTTATCTGTTGATGTTCTTTTGTAAGCAGTTGCTGCTTTTTTCATTTCAAATTCTTTGACAAGATAATTTACTGTCTTACTATTATCTTTTTTAAATTTTTTATAAGCGTTCTTTAACCAATTATAATATTCACCATATGACTTATATTTTTTAATTTCACTAAACGCATATGATTTCATATCTTTTAAAAATTGTTTATTTGTAATTATCATATTGTTTAATTTAACATTTGGTAAACTAAAATAAGAGTAGCTTCTTTTTGAATCGTAAAGATTTGATTTTTTATCTTCTAAAGACTCATTTGTAATAGAAACTAAATTACCTGGTTTTACACCAGAACCTCCACCTATTTGAGCTTCATTATTTACACTTTTTTGAGAGTTGCTGTTTTTTTTATCCTCACCATTATCTTCTGATTCTTTATTAGAATCATTTTGTGAATTATCATCTTTACTTTTATCTTTTGAAATTTTTATATTCGTATCATCATCTGTTTTTTCACCATCATTATTTGAAAGATTATAATTTTTAAAAAAAGAGTGTAAATCAAAATCAGGTAATTTTTTCATTTGTTCAATTTGTTTTTTCTGCCAATCTAATAATTCTTTAGCAAGATTGACAACATCATCAAACGATTTTAATGCGTCAACCTTGTCTAACCATTTATTATCAACAGAGGAAAACTTAATTGGTAATCTTTTTGAAGACTTATAAAATAAATTAATTTTATCAATTAACATAAATTCTTTATTAATATCTTTATCTTTAATACCAAAGAAATTTTGTTTATCTAATAAATCAAAACCATTAATATAGTTTTTAACTACACCAGGATATTGTTTTTGTATAAGTTTATCAATTCTACAATCTTCTAATACATTTACGTATGATCTTAACTCATTATTATTCATTATAGATTTCCAACCATTTTCAGGCGTAAATAAAGCGTGAGCACATTCGTGTGCAATTAACATATCATATACATCACCTTTAGGTTGTTTAAATACAGGTAATGTTAAAATTCTATTTTTTGTATCAAATGAGGCGGTTTTAACTTTATTATGTTGTACTGAAATATTCTCGGTTGCGATCAACTTTGCGAGATTTGATTTTGTATCTAAGTTAATTGTTTGTGTATCCATACTAGCTAATCTATCAGGTTGCTTTTAAAAAGTCAACCCCAAAAAAAGCATTGATTTTACTAGTATTTTAAAGGTAAGATGTTCTACTTTTGTTCTAAATTATAAGGTTTTATGACTTTTTTGTATATATTTGACGCTAAATTCTTCATCATTAGGGGTGCAACCATACGACCGATTCGTTCAGCTTGTTTATCAAAGCTACCCTCTAGTTTATAATCATCTGGTAATCCCATAATTCTCTTTAATTCTGGTATAGTAAATTTACGATTTTTACTATAATGAAAGACACCAGATACACTCATTTGTTGTCCTCTTTGTGTAAGTGTTGGACAAGGGAGTTGAGCCGCTGGTCTTATCATATTAAACATAGATTTTTTATAATTAATATCTACAAAGTAATATTCTCTATCAGTATCCCATTCATAATGTTTTACATCTGTTTTCATTAATTGGTTTATTGTAGTTGTACTATTTGATACTACTGGTTTAGCATTCTTTTCTTTAAAACCCATTTCTTTATATTCTGGCCATTTATCTTTTGGTATAATTCTTATTTCGTTTTCACTAGGTTTAACGTGTCTTGTAGGATTAAGTGGTAATATCTCTACCCATTTCTTTTGAAAGCCACCCTGTACATAGTCAAATAATTCTTTTTCTTGTTCTACGTCATTTTGTACATCTTCGATTGCTTCTTTTAATGATACTTGTTGTTTGTATGATTCTGGATATACTTCATTTTCCATTGTCATAAAATTTAATCCTACCTTATCCATAACATCATTTCTTACAGCAACAAAGAAACATCTTTGTCTTGCTTGTGGTGTTCCATAATCAGCGGCATTCAACACTTTACCGACTGCTTCATATCCCAATTTACCAAACTCATTGACTATTCTATTAAAGTATTCTTTTGCTTCACCCATTGTAATACCAGCAACGTTTTCACCGATTACTACTTTAGGCATTATCTCACCTGTGATTCGTGTAAATTCAAAAAATAAGTCTTCTATATTTTCTACTTTTTTACCATCTGAATATATCTTTTCTTGGTCCCAACCCTTTTCTCTTTTACCAGCGACACTAAACGCTGAACACGGTGGCGAACCGTCTAATATATCTAACTCACCTTTTTGAATACCAGCGGCTTTTAAAAAGTCTTCACCTTTAAGTTGTTTAATATCTTGTGGTAAAACTGGAGTATTTGGATAGTTTGATTTGTATGTTTCAACAGCGGCTTCTACAAACTCATTTACACATAATATCTTTCCACCCGCTAGTCTATAACCCGTAGAAGAACCACCACCTCCAGCGAAAGTAGAGATCACAGTAAAGAGTTCTTTGTTTGAGTTATCTATTACATCTTTTAGATAATATGGTTTGTACATAATATAATATTATCAGGTTTATCTAATAATGTCAACGCTGGCGTTAGTTTCAATTACCACTCTAGCGCCACAATTCAATAGTGGTTTTTCATTACCACCATAAATCACTTTACTCGGTCCTTGTATTTCTACTTCGTGGCAATATGTATTTTTATTACCTTGTTTTATTGTAATTACAGGATCGTCTTTTCCGTGTTTTTTATTACTACGAATCACGTGTTGGTTAACGTGAATATAAGTTTTAGACTTTTTGGATAATCTTGGCATCTTTATCTTTTTTTATTATATTCATCATCTTTTCTGCTTTTTCGTAAGCTCTTTTTAGTTTAAATTTAGATACTTTATCTGTAAAATTTAAACCCATAGTATGATCATATTCGTGTTGAAAGATACGACTTATCATACCGTCTAAATGTCCTTCTTGTAAATTGCCATTTTCATCTTCATATTTAACCACTACTTTACGGGGTCTAGTAATTGATAAAAATATAAATGGAAAGGTTAAACAACCCTCTTTCATTACTGTAGTTTCTTCGCTACTAGATATTATCATAGGATTAAAACACGCCATCTTTAAACCATTTTCTATTTGTAAATGATCACCAAGAACAAACATATTGAAAGGTAATCCTACTTGATTACAAGTTAAACCTATTCCTCCATATTTTTTCATTGCTTCAAACATTGCGTCAGATAGTTCTTTTCTATCTTTAAAGCCTTCTTCTTTTAACATTTCATCTTTAAAAGGTGCAATTGCTGATTGTACTCTTGGATCACTTGGTGGTATTAATTTTAGTTCTTTCATATTATTTTCCTATAAAGTTTAAGTTCATATTTATTCTTAGTTTTGTATCTGATTGTGATACACTTTGATGTTTTATTAATCCATTAAATAATAACATTCTATTTTCTACTGACTCAATTTTAGTACCATCTTCAAATCCAGTATAACCATTGTTTGTGTTTATTGAAAATACTCCTGTTGTGTGCTCAAAGAAATAATCACTATGCATACCGTGTTTAATTTGTTCACCAGTTTTTGTAAACAAATTAGACTTTATCCTTATTAACCTATTTATTTTATCATATCCTATTTTACTTAAAAGAGGTTCACAACATTCTTTAAAACAATCTGATAATATTTTATCAAAATTATAAAAATTGTGTATAAAATAAAAGTTTTTATTGTCTTCTTTATTAGCTACGTGATTCATAAAATACCAAGGAAACATATTGCTCATATGAATTTCCTTTATTTTATCAAATTCATTTTTTGGTAAAAAATTATCTATTACAACATATCCTTTCATATTATTCCTTTGCCATTGATATACCAACTCTAGGTGTAAGTGGTACTACTTCGTGTTTTATTCCTTTGGTGTATATAACTTTCATATTGATACTTTATATTTTATATTATTTTTTGCACTTACCAAATTAATGTTTAATATTATTCTTCTATCATATTTTATAGGTTTACTGCTGGAGTGTTTTATGTTTCCTTCAAATAAAATTGCTGAATTTTCTTCAGGTGTATTTTGATTTATTATATTATTTTGATTGTCATAAAAATATGTATCACCATCACTCTCATTTAAATAATATAATATAACTTTATGTTGTTCATAAAAATCAATATGAGGATTGTGTATAATTTTTTCTGCGTTATTTGTACTCATTCCCCACCTAAGTCTTAATATTTCATAATCATTTAAATGAAACTGGTCTTTCATAATGTTTGCTATCATCATTGTATTTTCATTAAAAAATGAATTTGACTTTTTTTCTTTCATAGTTGTATGATAAAAAGAATATTTTTTAGTTTTATTCGTATCTGTAGTATTACCAAATGCAGAATCAGGTATATAAAACCAAGGAAACATATCTGAACACACGTGTTCTTTAATATGATTAAATAATTTTGTATCTAAAATATTATTAATTTTTTTAAACATTTGTTAATTTTGTAAAATTATGTTCCTTTTCAAATTTAATTATGTTGGTAAATTTATCAAAAAGTATATCGCCTTTGTGTGATATGATAAAAATGTTTTCTTTTTCCATCTTTTTAACTATCTTAAAAAAGTCATCTGTTCCTTGACCATCTAAACTACTATCAAAGATTTCATCAAGGACCATTAGATTTGTATTAGCGCTGTTTTTCATTTTAGCAATAGCACGCCAAGTAAATACTAACGCCAAATCTATTCTCATTTTTTCGCCTTCACTAAAACTATTATAATCAAATACATCTCTATATCTACTTTTAACAGTTTCATTAAATTCTTCATCTAAATGAAAGTTAACAAAGAAGTCCATAGATTGTAGATATTGATTTATCAAAGTGTTCATAATTGGTAGATACTTTTTAATTATCTTTGCCTTAGCGCCTTTGTCAGATAGTATTTCTCTAATAACATCTATATATTTCTTTTCTTCTACTATATTACTTAATTCTACTTTAGTTTCTTCTAATTGTTTTTTAAGTTCTAATAAATGGCCTTCAACGTCTTTACTGTCTTCTTCTTTACCTTCTAACAATAATATTTCGTTATGTAAACTATCACTAAATTTTTTAAGTTCATCAATAGAAGTATTTAGTTTTGACATTTCAATATTAATATCATACATCTTATTTGATATTTTGTTGAAGTCAGTAATCTTATTTTCTACTTTTGATATTTCATTTACTAAATCTTTCATACCATCATTTAAAGTTGTAAGTTTACTCTTTTCAAAAGCAATCTTTTCATCTCTAAATTCTGCTTGTATCTTTTGTGTACAAGTAGGACAGTTATCATTTTCTTCAAAAAATTTTAAGTTCTTTTCGTGTGTATGTAAATTTTGTTCTATCTTTGTTTCTAATTTTTCTAGTTGTTTTCTTTTACTTTCAAATTTATCTTTTTCTTTTATATCTTCTTCTAGTTGCTTATATTCGGTATCTAACTTTTGTATCTTTCTTAAATATTGTTCTTTAGCGTCATTGTTTTGTTGTAATTTATTTTTCTTAATATCAATATCACCAATACTTCTATTTTTTAATTCTTCAAAGTGTCTTGTTTCTAATTCATATTTTGATTCAATTAAATCACATTGGTGTCTTGCATCAACTATCTTTTTACTAAGTTCTGTTTGTTGATTTCTTGTAAGTGAATCCATATGAGATAAGACTCGTATATCTAATATTTCTTCTACAACCTCTCGTCTATGCCTTGGTCTCATCTGCATAAATGGTTGATAAGAGGAAGAACCTAAAACAGCGATCTGTTTAAATGCTCTATAATTTAGTCTTAATATTTGATCTTCTAATATGTTTTGATAATCTACGCTTGATGCATCTTGGTTTTGTAAAACACCATCACAATAGATTTCAAAGGTAGTTGGTTTGATGCCTCTAATAACTTTATACATCTTTGTTCCAATTTGAAATTCTATCTCAACAAGTGTGTCACCGTCATTAATTGTATTAACTATCTGTTCTTTTTTAATGTTTCTAAATGGTCTATTGAACAACGCAAAACATAAAGCGTCTAACATAGATGATTTACCAGAACCATTGGCACCAATCATTAAAGTTAATTGCGACTTTCTCAAATCAATCTCAATAGGAGTATTGCCAGTGGAAAGAAAGTTTTTCCATTTTATCTTCTTAAATAAAATCATTTTTCAATAGCGTCTGTAAATAATTCTTTTACAGTTTTTTTTAATTTAAACTTATCTAAATTTGTGTCTATTTGATCTACATAATTACCTAAAAATGTAAGTGTGTCTTCGCCCTGTTCTAATATATTTTCTTTTACTGATGCTGTAATATCACTACTTAAATCTTCTATAATATTAACTTCATATGTGTTTATTGTATTATGCAATCTATCTATTAATTTATTAAACATTTCTTCGTTTGTTTTATTAGTCACAAATATTTTCACAAAGGTATTTTCAAAAGATGACAAGTCTTTATTTGTATAATCATTTTCTTTATCGTTATAAATTAGTTTTTTGTGTATTACAATCGGATTAGGTACTCTTGTTAGTTCTCTTGTATCTGTATCAAATATATGAAAACCTTTAGGACATTTATAGTCTGACCAAGTAATTTCATATTGAGTTCCACAATAATATATTTGACCATCATCTGATTTTTTATGAAAATGACCAGAAAAAACTTTTTCAAATCTCTTAAATAATGATTTATCTAAACCTTGTGTATTCATAACACCATTATGCATTTCAAAACCTTTTATCTCTAAATGACCCATTGCAATTTGAGCTTGACTATTTTCTATTTCTTTAATAGAGTGATCATAATTTTCATCACATATCCAAGGTATTAATAATATATCTAATCCATCAAAGTTTACAGTTTTTGCTTTATCGTAAATCCAAGGTTCGTGTTGACCATCATAAGTTGTACATAATTCTGCAATTGCGTTTACTTCGTTTGTGTTCTTATAATAAGTGTCGTGGTTTCCTAAAATGATATGAGTATCAATATCTTCTTCCCATAATCTTTTCATAAACTTTTGTCTAAAGGTGTGAGCTGTTTTAAAGTTAATAAATTTTCTTCTGTCAACAACATCACCTAAATGTACAAGTGTTTTTATATTGTGTTCTTTAAGATATGGAAAAAATATCTCATTATAAAAACGCATAAAATAATCCAAAAAAGCTGGACTATCGTTCCTCGCCCCAAAATGTGTATCATTAAGTAAAGCAATTTTCATAACTAGTTAAATAAATTTGATTTTTTTATAACTTTCTTTTTGTTTTTATTCTTTTTCTTAGATTCTTCTTTTATTATTTTGTCACTAAATTTTGTGTTTTTTTGTAAAAATTCTGTAAATTGATTTTTATAATCATTATCATCACCTGGTAATAATGTCATATCATCATAATTTGCGTGTGCAATCATTTTTTGTTTTACTTCTACTTGTTTTTTTTCTTTTTGTATTCTTCTAACAAAAGCAAAATAAATGATTTGTGTAAAATAAGCAAAAGGATTATTTGATTTAGCAGGATTAAAATTGTCCAAATATTGTAAACAGTTTTCTATACCATCACTAATCATATCATCTCTAAATGTATAATTAATAAAGTTTGGTCTATATGATAAGTGATTAGCAATCTTTAAAAAACAACTACCTAAAAAATTATTTACAGGAGGTTTTTCTTTATTTTCTTTTTTTGCTTTATTACAGAGTTTTTTATATTCTTTCATAGCTTCTAAAAACTCTTTATTGTTTATATAGTGTTCCTTTGTTTGTCTTTTAGGCATATTTTTTTATTTCCTCATTTTTAACATCTGTAAAACTAGAATTAAAAGAAATTATAGTTTTTCTTTTTGTTGTTTTGTTTTCTGCTGATCTATGTAATAAAAACCCAGGAAAAGTTAATACATCACCCTCATTAACTTTTATGTTTGAAATTATTTTTTTTGATATTGGGTCTAAAATTTGAGTTTCAGTATTATTAGGTAATTCTAAATAAACCACATTGGTATAATTAGTTGAAATGTGTGTGTGCCAAGGGTGTTCATCATTTGTATAATATTGTTGAAACCATATATTGTGGACAACCCCATTTTTACATAAATGAAAATTCGCTAGTTCTTCCATATATTCTTTAACAACATCATCATAAAAATATCTAGCATATTTTCTTTCAGTATCTTTTGCTAATTCCCAATCGGTATGACTAATTTTTGCATAACTTGTTTTAGGTATCTCATTAATAAGTTGTAATAGATTTTTAATTTGTTCTTCATTACAAAGTTTTTTTTGAAATAAAGGTGCATTAAATTTGTAAATATTAATCATAAATTATAATACTATAAAATGTCAAAAAAGTCAATGTTTATATTATAAATTTCTCTATTGTTTTAGTTGTGTAAAAGCATTTATTTTTTTAATAAATCAGTATTGACTTTTGACAAAAAATGTATATAATGAAGCGTGTAGAGCGTTGATAAGGGATACTATAAGTTAGTGTAGAGTCTTTTTTACAAAATCATTATAATACTCATCATCTTCATCATCAAAAATCTCATTTATTTTTTTATTGTCCGAATCTGTTAATCTTACTCTTTCGTAGAATTCATCTTTTTTAGGTTCTTCTAATTTTAAATAATTCACAGCCATTTTGTCATAACTTGATGCCATACTAGGGTTGGCATTTGTAATAGACATAATTTTATCTTTTGGAATAGTCACAATTACATCATTTGTATATGAGGCCCATCTAACAAGAGCTATATAATCTTTTATTCCATTAGTTGTAAGTTGAGGAATATATTTTATTTGAAATGGTTTTACAATACGTAAAAGTGGTGATTTTTCACCTAGTTGTTCATTAGCAAAACAACAAACTATATCATCACCATTAATTAATTTAACTATTTTAATAGCGTCTTTAGGTGGTGGATTTTTTTGATGCATTTATTAACTCCACGTTATGTATTTCATAATTAAAGTCTTCTTCATTATATATATTTATTCTTTCTTTAAAGTGTTGAAGTGTATAATTTGCTTTATCATTGTAAGATATATCATCAGCAATATCATATAAAGTTGCCGCAGATTTATTATCTTTTAAACGAAGACCTCTACCAATAGATTGTAAATTTCTAATACGAGATTTGCTAGGGGAAGCGAAAATAATGTTGTGAAGATTCCTAATATTAATCCCAGTGGAAAAAGTACCATAAGAAGCAATAATAATAGCGTTATCGGACTTTTCAGTAATCGCTCTAATATCTTCTCTAACATCAGCTTCTACTCCTCCGTGTACATAAAACACTTTTCTATCTTGTGCTTTTTCTTCTATTAAACCTTTAAGTATTTCACCGTGTTTTTCTACATACTGAAATAAACATAAAGAGTTTCCTTGTAATGATAAACAAAGATTTCTAATATATTTATTTCTCTTTGTATTAGAAACCAAATAATCCATTTCTTCTTGGTATGATTTATCTTTTAAAAAATGACGAGCCGTCTGATCGTGTTGTAATACTAAACACATAATCTTTAAATCTGCTAGTTGTTTCTTTTCTTGTAATTCACTTGTTGATACTACTTTATTTACTGTACCAAACAAACCCTCTAACACCAACTTGTGTGTTTTAGTTCCATCTAAAGTTCCTGTAAGACCAACTCTATATTTACATTTTTCCAATTTAGTCATTAATTTAGTTAATGAAACCGCTTTAAATAAGTGCGCTTCATCACCAACAATCATACCAAATTGTTCAAACCATTTTTTTGGTAAATTATAAACAGATTGCCAAGTAGATATTATTACTCTTTTGTTTGTTTCTTTTTCGTGTCCTGAATATATCCTATGTACATTTCTTTCACTATTATAACCATAGTCTTTAAAGTCTTTAAACAATTGTTCTACAAGCGATGTAGTAGGCACAATAATAAGAATTTTATCTTGTTTTGTATCTTTTAGTCTTAATAAATTATAGATTAACATAAGATAGATTATAAGAGATTTACCAGATGCTGTAGGCGATACAAGTAAACATCTATTCTTTTGTACTGAATACTTAAACGCTTCTTTTTGATAATCTCTAACTTCGTGTGGTAATTTAAGAGCCTTTATTAGTTCATCTACTTTTTTATCATCTACTTTTGTTTCTTGTATTTTAGTTCCATCAACGACTTGTACATCATTGTTTTTACACCAATCTAAAATATAAGGATATAAACCAGCATATATCTTACCACTGGCGTAATTAAACAATCTTATTTTTCCGTCCCAAACTCTATTACGATATTGAGGCATAAATTTATAACCAGGTACTTCAAAAGTAAAAAACTCACCAAGTTCTCTACGAATATCAGCGTCCGCTTCTATTTTGAGATAGACTTCGTTTACTTTATCTATAATGAGATAACGGGTTGTGGTCATTGAAATTAAATAGCGCCACTAGTAAACTTTCGCCAGTCAATTGCATTTTTTATTGTGAAACCACGATTTGAAATTTGTCTAATTGTTCTGTCTAAAAAATCTACTGTTGCTTGTAGGTAATCTACTTTTTGTTTTAATTTTTGTAAATCTATATCTGAATCTAAATATTTGTCAATATCTGTTTTAAGTAATTTAAGATGAAATGGCTTTTGAGCATATACAGATGGATCTGCTTTACCAGTATAGTATTCCCACTTTTCTCTTTTTAATATATTATATTCTGTTTCAGTACGACTTAACATTAACTTATATGTTGTTAAGTGTTTTAAATATTTGTTATGTAAAGCTGGTGTCTTTAATGATTCTAAATCAAGTTCAGTATCATTTATTTTAAGGTCTTTATCAGCTAAGTCTTGTAATTGTTCTAATGTCATATTCACTCCGTATTATATAGTATATCACAAAAACCTTTAAAAGTAAAGTCTATGATGTAGTTATACTTGTTGTTGAGGACCCTACTGTCGCAAAATCATAAATTTGATAATTAAATGATACAGTCGCTGTCAAATAATCAACATCGGCTGCTTGTTGGTTGTATTCTAGTCCTGATAATGTCACAGGATAAACATCTCTAAATCTTACCTCTAATTGTGGATTATTTTTACTTGTTAAAATTGTAAGTGTAGCGTCTGATAAAGTTCCACCTGCAGCAGCAGCTTTGTATTTAACTTTTCCTATTTCAGTTGATATACTTCCAGCTGATCCTGGAAATCTATCATCACCAGAATTTGATAAATTTCTAAATTCTGAATAGTCACGTGGAAAACCTAGACCAACTAACCAACCGTGTATCTCTTGGAAATTCTCTAAATTTTCATCAACCATAAAAGTCATACTTAATGGTTCATATGTTAACTTATCACCAGGAAGTGGAATATCTTTAAATGGTGTTTGTTGTACAGGTGAACCACCTAGTGTAATACCTGGTATATTTACAGATGTACAAAAATATTCTACTTTAGGTAATTTTAAAATACTAAACTTAAATTGCGTTGGTGACGCATAATCTAATTTAGTAGGTTGTCTATTATATGATTTTGTTGTTGTCATACTATTATTTATAAGTCTTTTACAAAACCCATTCGTCTTTCACAAAATCCATTGCAAGTGTGATCCTTGAATTTTTACAAGGCTTAACACCATGCAAAAGATTAGAGTCAAATGATAAAATCAAACCTTCTTCTTCTTCGACATTTAAAATACCAGGATTTAAATCAAAATATAAAGGATTTGTTTCGTCAATTTTTATAAAAATAATTGAACTGATGTATTCTGGTCTATGTATATGAGGATCAGCAAAATGACCAACTTCATAGTAATTGGCCCACCAGGTCGAGGGTTTAAGTTTAATTTTAGTTATTTCAGATAATGCTTGAGTTAAATCTTTTTTTAAAATATCAAAAAATGAATAACTTGGATTAAATCCAGATGTCAATGCTTTTACATTTTTTAAGTCTTTTTTCCATTGTTCTTTAAAAAGAAATATATCCTTTTTAATTATTTCATTAAATTCTTTGCTAATTTTTAAAGATCGTAAAAACATCAATTTTATTTATATATTACTTATTCAATTGTTTATCTACTTCTTCCCACTCTTGTTCCTCTTGTACTTTATCACAATCTTTAGGACTAAAAATACAGGCAATAGCTAAACTCATAGAACCATCATAAACACTTATTTTTTTATTTGTTTCTACTGGTCTATTTACACAACCAGCGATTAAAATAACAAC